GGGATGACGCTGCATTTTGTCACCGACCGTAAGCCGCTATCGCGCGAGGAGATTTTGAGGATGGTTGAGAGGGTTGCAGGGTAGTAGATAAGTTTTAGATAACAAAAAACCCATTTATGTAAACGGGTTAATGAAAACAATAAGTTAGATTAAAAACAATAAGTTAGGTTGGTGGTCAGTGGTGGTTATTACGGGGTAATGCCAACCGCTGCCGCCACTTTGTCGCCACTTGGCAGCGTTGCCAGAGGATTGAAACGGAGCGCCGTTTCCAGATGATCCGGTGCCAGATGAGCGTAACGCATAGTCATTTTTATATCGTGATGTCCGAGGATTTTTTGCAAAGCAAGGATATTTCCACCCGACATCATGAAATGCGCCGCAAACGTATGGCGCAGAACGTGTGTCAGTTGACCGCGAGGGAGGACGATAGACGTTTTTTCCATCACGGATAAAAATTGAAAATAGCAGTCTGTGAAGAAATTGAACCCATCAAGCGCCATGATCTCTTCGTAAAGCTCTTTACTGATAGGGATGCTTCTGTTTTTCTTCCCCTTCGTTCTTACAAAGGTGATTCGGTATTTGGTCACCTGTGAACGAGTAAGATTTACGGCTTCTCGCCAGCGTGCGCCTGTGCTTAAGCATATCTTAACTACCAGTGCCAGAATTGGGTCCTGACGTTTGCAATCAGCCAGTAATTCAACAATCTGCTCATGGGTAAGCCATGCCATCTCTTTTTCTGCGATGGTGAATTTTCGCATGTTCTCCAGTGGGTTCGGATACGACCATTCGCCCAGGCGGGATAGTTCGCTAAAAACACTACTTAGATAGCTTTGCTCCAGGTTAATGGTGACCGGGCTTGCTCCTTTCTTCCATTTCTCGCTGAAGTAGATCTCACCTGTCAGGCGTTTATCTCGATAGTGGGCAAACATTTTAGAGGTTAGATCAGTTGCAAGGGGATTGCCCAGAGCGTCAACCATCAGCAGCAATTTGTCATAGACATGCTGCCCAGCTGTCAGTGATTTACCATGTAGTTTGAACCATAGCTCAACCACGTCTTTCAGTGTTCGACGATCCACTGATTCACCTAGCCAGGGCTTTGCTTCGGTTTCTTCCATCGTGTGACGCTCAAAAGCCAGTGCTTCGCCTTTGGTGGCGAATTGTTTACGCACACGACGTCCACTACGTCCGGCGGGGTAACATTCGCAAAGCCATTTTCCTGTGGTGAGTTTTCGTACTGCCATAAAAAAGCCCTCATATCAGAGGGCTAAATTTAACTGTATATACAACCAGTAATCAATGTGTGATTGCTATGAAACATACATTGCTAAGCAACATGTAGTTCATCGTTGGCGGAAGTGGCTGCTTTGCGTTCCTGATCAATAGATAGTGACTCTCTATATTCTTTCGCCTCTGCAAACATTGTCCAGTGGGCATTGATGTTCATATCTTCAATAACCGATTTAATTTCTTTAATATTTACGTTAAAAAACTCTTTTCGTGAGTTAATTTTATTGACCTGCTTTTCGTTGAAGACTTTATGCAGATGATTTTCTAATGACGGTGCATCATCACTATAAATCATCGCATGAACATCGAACGAAAAAGGAACACTAGCATCCCCAAGTTCACGAACACGATCAAGTGGTTCAAGGCGGCGTGTCATTCCAATTTTATATACATCTTCGCCAAATGAGCCAATATTGCTAATTATATAAACATGGCCTGATCTAGTTTGTTGAGCCATAGAAATAGCTCGTTGGTTTTTAGCTTCAGCTTCTTCATATTTTAACTGTAGTTCAGCTATTTTTTGCTCTAAAGCTAAGCGTTGTTCTTCATTTGCAAGCATAAGCTCTTTCGTTGCTTTATTTATAGCTTGCTGAATAGCTTTCTCTTCTTTTTCGGCTTCTTTTATCGCTTTTTCATACTCTCTACGAGCTCTTTCCTCTTCACGAAGCTGTTCTTTAATCCTTCTTTGCTCCTCTTTTTCTTCGAGCATAATTTCATTAACTGCAACTCCCCATTTTAGCTCGTTGAGTCGTGCCTGAAGATAGATGTCACTTATTTTTGCGGATCTAAAAGCAGAGCCATTATAATTTACAAGTTGAAATGCATCTTTTATTTCTTGGGAAAGTTTTCCAAAATTGTTGTGTTTGACTTTTGATAAAATACTGTCAACTCTTCCATTGAAGGCATCCAAAACAAAGTTGATAGCAGTATTACGCCTGTTTTGCTCAACATAATCACACGAAGCTGCTTTATTAGTTTTTATTAATGATTTTGTTAACTCCCTGGCTTTTTGTAATTCCTTGCCTGCATCTGTAAACTCATAATTTTCTGCCAATTCATCAAGTACACTACGGTTAGGGATGATCCATTCATCGCCATAACCTTCAATTTTATTTTTCATTGATTTGGCAACTGCTTCATATTTTTCTGCAAACTCTTTAGCTTCATATGCTGAACCAGCAATCTCTTTTGCTCTTTCTTCTGCATCGGAAATAATTTTTACTGCGTTGTCATTAGCATTTGAGATCAGCTCATTTGCTTTACTGTTGGCATTATCAAGACGTTCTTTGGCTTTCAGGCGTGCATCGCGAGCGTCTTTGGTGATTGCTATAGCTTCGCTATTAGCGTTGCTTATTGTTATCTGAGCTTGATAACTTGCTTCGTTTACTGTCTTAGCTGCCTTTATTTGGGCTTCTTCTATTTTTTGCCTAGCTATTGAGTCTGCATTTTTTATCTTATTCTCTGCCTCCATCACTGCGCTGTGCAATTCTTCGTATTGCCATAATGGTGCTGCTCGCCCTTCAAGCTCTGATAGATCTCGTGCAGTCTGTGCTAACTTTTCTTGATTTTCACTCAGTTGGCTGGAAAGGGCTATGTTGTTAGCCGTCAGGTTATCTATGGCGGCTTTGTGTTCTTTACTTTGCTTAAATAATATTATAGCTAGAACAGGGGCGAGAAATGCTAATAAGAATATAACGATGGAAAATGAATTCATTTTTAAATCCTTTTACTATATCAATTTGAAACTATTGTACTTCTTATACAAGCAACCACTTCAATATCAGAAAATGCACATTCAAAGCTATTCTCTGTAGTTGTAATTTTAATCATACCTTTTGGAAGCTTTGTGATTTTTCGAATGGAATAGGTTCCGTCGATGTTGATTAACCAGTGTCCATCAAGTACTTCAGAAAATTTTTGATCACAAATGTATGTGACAAGCCCATCCTGAATAACAATTGGTGATGAAAGATTTGCAGGAAGAAATGATGAATCGAATACATATGAACCATCTTCAATCATTTTGCCTGCGGTAAGGCGAAACTTGGGAAGCTCTTCTGTGGCTACTGTCAGCGAGCTTTGCTTAAGTCCTTGCCCGGTGGTTAACCATTTCAGTGAGGTTCCTGTTTCAAGAGCACATTGGATTATCCAGTCTGCAGGAAACGTATCCCGCAAATACCTGTTCGCCAGAGTGCTTTTTGATACTTCCAAGTGATCAGCTAAAGCCTGTCGTGTCGTAAAGCCATAAGCTTCGACTAATCGCTCAATCGCAGCCTTACCACCTTTATTGGGATTTATTTTGATCTCACTTGGGTACTTTGATGTTGACATATCTCTTTTGCGATCCTAGTATCAGTTTTGTCCCCATTTGGGTACTTGTCACGATTACTACAGGCTCACCACAAGCCAATAGGAGATGTTGCATCATGACCCCTAACATTTCAATAACTCTGAATACGCCACATGTCACAATTGAGCGTTATAGCGAACTTACTGGTCTTTCAATCGACACAATTAACGATATGCTGGCTGACGGTCGCATCCCTCGGCATCGCCTTCGGAAAGACAAGAAAAGAGAAAAGGTGATGATCAACCTTGCTGCTCTTACCGTTGATGCACTTACTGATTGCAATGTTGTATTCAACTAGTTCCATTTTGGGATACATCAGGGGTGTCGACCATGTTTGATTACCAAGTTTCCAAACATCCACATTTTGATGAAGCCTGTCGTGCATTCGCATTGCGCCACAACCTGGTGCAACTGGCAGAACGTGCTGGCATGAATGTGCAGATCCTGCGGAACAAGCTGAACCCATCTCAACCTCATTTATTAACCGCACCAGAAATCTGGCTGCTTACCGATCTGACTGAAGATTCAACGCTGGTAGATGGTTTTCTGGCACAGATTCACTGCCTGCCATGTGTACCGGTTAATGAGGTTGCAAAAGAGAAACTGCCGCATTACGTCATGAGCGCAACTGCAGAGATCGGACGTGTTGCAGCAGGTGCGGTATCTGGTGATGTAAAAACTAGTGCCGGTCGTCGTGATGCTATCAGCAGCATTAACTCTGTAACACGACTGATGGCGCTGGCTGCTGTTTCATTGCAGGCCCGTTTACAGGCTAATCCTGCGATGGCGAGTGCAGTTGATACCGTGACTGGCCTCGGTGCTTCATTCGGTTTGCTGTGAGGTGCTTATGCTGACGAAAGAACCATCATTTGCATCGCTGCTGGTAAAACAAAGCCCGGCAATGCACTACGGTCACGGCTGGATCATGGGTGAGGATGGTAAACGCTGGCATCCGTGCCGTTCACAAGATGAATTGCTGGCAGAACTATCTACGAAAAAACGGGGGAACAAATGGCTATTGAAGGCGCTGCGGCGACTGTTCCATTAAGCCCCGGTGAACGCCTGAATGGACTTAATCACATAGCGGAATTAAGGGCGAAAGTTTTTGGCCTGAATATTGAGTCAGAGCTTGAGCGGTTTATTAAAGATATGCGTGATCCACGGGATATCAATAACGAACAAAATAAACGAGCACTGGCAGCCATATTCTTTATGGCAAAAATTCCGGCTGAACGTCATAGCATCAGCATCAATGAGCTGACCACTGACGAAAAGCGGGAGTTGATTAAAGCAATGAATCATTTTCGTGCAGTGGTGAGCTTATTTCCCAGACGGCTAACCATGCCGAATTAACCAACTAATGAAATTAATGGCGTAAACCCGCCGAGCATCCCTTTATCTAAATTCAGGAGAATTGATTATGCGTAATATTGAAATCCTCACGACTAAAACCGGACCGGATGATGCTGGGCTTAATATTTTACTGACAGAGGCTCGTCTGGAAGAACGCCGGGCAAGGGCTGAAGCAATGGCAGCTCGCCTTGATAGCCTGGCGTGTCATATCTCATCCCGTCAGCTAAACCACGTGGAAGCGGCAGAACTGCTGCGTGTGACTGCTGAAGCAATCCAGAACGAAGCGCAGGAGATCCACTAATGGCTGATGCAATGGATCTCGTACAGCAGCGCGTTGAAGAAGAACGCCAGCGCCATATCCGTGCTGCCCGTGCCAAAACACCGGGCGTGTCTCGCGTGCTTTGCATTGAGTGTGAAGCGCCAATTCCGCCAGCACGCCGCCGTGCCATTCCGGGTGTGCAGCTTTGCATTACCTGCCAGGAAATTGCAGAGCTGAAAGGCAAACATTACAACGGAGGTGCTGTATGAGCACCATCCTGAAATGGGCGGGAAATAAAACCGCCATTATGTCCGAACTGAAAAAACACCTTCCTGCTGGCCCGCGACTGGTTGAACCTTTCGCGGGTTCCTGTGCTGTGATGATGGAGACGGATTACCCCAGCTATCTGGTTGCGGATATTAATCCTGATTTAATCAACCTCTATAAAAAGGTTGCCGCTGATTGTGAATCGTTTATATCTCGCGCCAGAGTTTTATTTGAGATCGCAAACAGGGAGGTGGCTTATTACAACATAAGGCAGGAGTTTAATTACTCCACTGAAATTACTGATTTCATGAAAGCGGTATATTTCCTGTATCTCAATCGTCATGGTTACCGTGGATTATGTCGCTATAACAAGAGCGGGCATTTCAACATTCCGTACGGTAATTATAAAAATCCGTATTTCCCTGAAAAAGAAATTCGCGCATTTGCAGAGAAAGCCCAGCGTGCAACGTTTATCTGCGCAAGCTTTGATGAAACGCTGGCGATGCTGCAGGTGGGGGATGTGGTGTATTGCGATCCGCCGTATGACGGTACGTTTTCCGG